CTAATTCTTTAGCTGCAAAGTTAGCATCTCGGTAACGAATAACATCCGTTGACCACATCTCCGGGATAAACACACCGGAAGTAGCATTAGAGAAAGGTGCGCCTTGAGGGGCAATACCATATAAACTCATAATAGTCTCCTAAGAATTATCTAATGTCATTAATAACCTGTCCACTACGGAAGGCAGCCTCTAGTTGAGGTTGAATGCGTGCATACTCAGCTTCTGAGAGCTTGACCAACTCACTCATTCTAAACTTAGGTGTAGCCCCTGAACGAGGTCTAGCAGACCCTTGACGAATGTACTGAGAGGAGGAGTTCTGTCTAGCAGGTGCTGCTCTCTCTTTCGTAAGTAGAGCGTATATAAGTCTAGCTCCCTCGACATTGTCAAGTGCTTTTTTCTGAGCGTCTGGTAGTTTTTCCCAGTAACCCTTAACTTCACGAAGGGTGTCTTGATAGTTGTCACCCCATTCCTGTTTTAAAAGTTCAGTCTGTTGTTGTACCACATACTGAGCCTTAAACTGTTGTAGTTCCTGAAGAAGCCCGTAAACGTCGTGTAACCCTACACCTAGAAGCTCTTTAACCTCCTTATCTACATGAAGGAGGCGTTCTCTAAGCTTTTTATCGTCTTCCGGTTCTTCTTCTGCTTCTTCTGCTGCTTCCTTTTCTGGTGTAGTCCCTTCTTCTGAAACCCCCAGTAAGCCTGCCAAAGCATTTACATCTACACCCAGTTTAGAGGCTATAGAGGCCAGTTCTTCTGAGGATACAGAGGAGGTTGCAGCAGCCTCAGCGTCTGCCTTGTCTTGTAAAGTTTGAGGGTCATCCACACCCATAGTGTAGCTATCATTTAAGAAGTACCCGTAACTCTCTACTGGTTCCTCTGTCTGTGTCTGTAGGTTGTTGTTATCCACCGTGTTCTCATTTTGGTTTTGCATAGGTCTGTTGTGCTTTTAGTTGTAGGAATTTCTGTAGTTCTTCTGGGCTGCTGGCTATAGTTTGGGCTGCACGCTGTCCGGGTTTACCCCCTGTAATTAAAGCAGTGTCCATTAATTCATTCAACTCTGGACTAGCACCCATAGCAGCTTGAGCTTGAGGCATCATCTGTTGGGGCATTGGCTGGGGCATTTGCTGCTGCTGCATTGGGAGTTGTGCTGCTGCCTGTGCTTGTTGTTGCTCCTGTGGGTTAATTAGGAACTTGTGCCAATTATCTCTCCTCATAAACTTAGATGTTAGATGCTCCGCTACAGCGTCCCAGTTAACTCTACTAGCTAACTGTTCGTTTTGAGACATAACGGACACAAAGTCCACAGCAGTCTTAATGTCATACTCTTTGTCGGCTACATGAGAAGAACCAAGAGGGGTGACATCGTAGTTGCCTCCTAGTTCATCTTGTCCAACTAACCAGAAGTCATAAACTATACTGGGTTTTCTAGAGGGGATACGAACTACTTCTTCTGTCTCTTGAAACTGTTGAAGATGGGCGTACATCTTATTTAAGAACTTGTAGAGGGCTGTACTCTCAATATGCCCATGAATACGGTTAAGTCTGTTACCCCCAGCATTACGCTGTGCTTTAACCTCCTCTGCTGTAACCCGTTCCCCGTCACGTCCAGAGTTCACACCTAAGTAAGCACCTACCCCAGTAGTTTTCTCTATTCTCTGGTCTAGTAACTGTTCATCTCTTACCGAGACGTTATTCTCTCTCTCTATAGGAATAGGACGAATATTGTCGGGTGTTTCTACACGAATGACTTTACCTGGTTCACTGTATAAGTTTTCAAAGTCTATAACCCCGTCGTCAACTACAGCGTACATAGGGTTAACCGTTAACTCGTCACAGTCTAGTCTATGGTTCTGTACCTCAAACATTTGGTGAAGTTGACCTATGACCGGTTGAAGTAAAGACACACCATAGGGCGAACCCTGTGTGTTCACATAGGTTCCAACTATGAAAGGTTTACCATCCCAGAATGGGTTAGTTTCTATATTTAGAAGCTTGTTGCCCATAATAGTACAGACTACATCTAAGTACACAATGTCATCTAGGTAGATGTCTCCCCAGTATTCGTATAGTTCTAATGACTGGTTAGCGTTGAAGTTAGGCTCATACTGCAAGCCGACCATCTCACTAATGTCTCGTCTAAGCACATTGGAGGTTGTAAGGTCTGTACTTGTAGCTTCTTTAACATCCCTAATGTCTATTAGAGGGTACACACCCTCTTCTACTAACCGTATTACCTCAGCTTTACTCTTAGTTATCCTACGAATACAGGCACAGTCAACAGTACCAGAAAACCGACTAGAAGGGTCTAACCAGAAGTCATAAAGGTCAATAACCTCTAGGTCAATACCGTCATAAATTACCTTCTCAATTGGTATATTGTCAAAGGACTCCTTACCGTTAGGTCTTCTTACTTTTATTTTTCTAAAGGTAGGTTTTACATCATACCTGTATGGGAGAGCCATGACGGAAGTTCCTACTACACACAACTGACGGACAAACACATCCCACCAGTCCATGAAGTTAGCTTGTTTTAGTTTCTTCTGAAGAAGTCTTTTAACTCTCTCAAGCCTCATCAACCAGTTGTCGTCGTCTTTTCCCCCATCATCACCACTACCAATATTAGGCATCTGTGGGATAAGGTCAAACCAGTCCTCAGCAGGGAACGTAGCTGCCTGTATGTACGAGTTTACAGTCTCTACAAGGTCAAAACCCTTACCTGTATGTATCTGGTGTCTCCAAGAGCCTTCATCAAGGGACTGTCCTAAGTCAAAAGCTTGTTTTCTTAACCAAGAAGCTGACTCAGGAGTAGAGAAGTAATGCGCCCATTCTGCTGTCCAGAGAGTCTCTACTTCTTGTCGTCTGGAAGACCAGTCCTGTAAAGTCTCGGTAACATACCGAACAATACATTCTTTACGCTTCTCGACGGTGATATTGTCTGTCTCCTCTATAAACTGTACTAAAAGGTCGTCCTTAGTAGGCTTTATCATTATCTCAGTCCTCCGAACATTTTATTAACTGGTCTGGGGGGTGTCTTGTTTTCTGAACGGAACTTCACAGGTTTTCCTATCTCCCGTATCATTTCAATAACATCTAGAGGGTCATCCTTCACGGTGTCCGATGGGAATAGGTTAAACATATCTATAAGTTCCTTCTGACAACCTGTGTAGGCTGGTAGGTAAAGCCCCTTATTAAACATTAGGGGTTGTAAACCTGCCTCTATTCTTTCCTTTTTAGACTTGTCTCTAGGGGGACAGTATTCTTTCACCATTACTTGGTGTCCTACCTTAACAGAAGCCTGTTTAATATAGGTAGAGAGTGTAAACGAGAAGGCTACTGACTCAAGGTACACAGACCAGCATTCCCACCTTTGAGCTAACTCTATAACTTGCGCTGCCCACTGTTCGGGAGTCCATCTACCGAACTTAAGGTCAAATATAAGAAGTCTAGTCCAGTCAGGTGTCTCAACCACACCTCCGATGCCTATAGCTGTGTAGTCACTGTTTTTATTAGCTTTACCAGCAGGGTCAATGACGAGTCTTGGGAATATACGGTGAGCCTCTTCTGTGTCCCCAAATTTATACAACCAGTAGTTAGTGTTTTTCTCTTTAAGGAGAGAACCCGGTCTAATAAACTGTACGTTGTCCCAAGTTAGGGTAATGTCCTCAGTAACTAAGACTTTATTCAAGTATTGAGCGTACCAGTGCTTATTAGACATACTTTTACGCTTTTTACTAGCTACGTCGTCATTCCAACGTTCTCCCCAGAGGTACCCGTCTGTATTGTCTTCCCCATTCTTATAAATATTTTTTTCGTAGTATAACCAGTAAGACTCACCAGTTTTAACGTCGTCTTCTATCTCCTGATACCAGTCCCATCTGAAATACCGAGTCCCATTAACCCCGACTTCATCTCCTACACGACAGAGGAACTGTATTCTTTCTTGGTACTGTTTCGCTCTACTGAGGGGTTTTAGTCTTTCATAAAGTTCCTCATCAAAGAACTCCGGGTCAACTACAGAGAATAAGTCATTTTTCCAAGTGTCTATTTTCTCTTTCTTAGCTGTGGTGTCGTAGTTTGAGAAGTCTATCATATCGTCAATGTGAATAACGTCGTAGTGGAACCCAGTAGAGGCAGACCCAGCACAACCGACACCGATAGTAGGGTCTTTAGATATAATGTCTCTTAATACCTGTATTTGGTTTGCGTTCCAGATAATTTTCTTATCTATAGCGTCCGTATTGTATGTGGCTTCATCGTCGTCTGATACAAACAGAGCATTACGAGACTGCTGACGTGCTGTAACTCCAGAGGCTTTTTCCATTAAGGGGACAAGTCGTACACCGGGGTAGTGAGGTCTATTATTCCAAATATGCTCTTGGTTCCACGGGTCAACTAGGTACTGCTGCATCTCTCTCATTATAGCTTGTCCTAGTTCCTTTCTACCTGTGCCTATAAATATTCTAATGTTCGGGTTGACGTATATTAGATGTAAATACTTGAGGATGCTTAAGGTAGTTTTTAAATGACCACGAGGGAAGATAGTACATATCTGTTTACCTCCCCATCGTAGGTCTAAGAGTTCTTTGTGGCACTCACCGAATGCTTTAGAGCCACCGTGGAAATTAATTAAGTCGGCGAACTTCCAGATGTCCGTAATACACCCAATTAACTCCTGTTTAGTTGGTACTCGTCTTTCTTTAGTGACTCTAGGCATGGTTTGTGTCTCTCTCTCTCCAATAGGTCTATACTTCAGCTGTGGTGAGTGCAGCAGTAGAATTAGCTCCAGCCACCCCGAAGCTTTCCATGTAGTAGGGGAGGTTGAAGAACTCAGCAAATACAATAACCCGTGTAGCTTGCTCAGAGTCAGAGTCACTGACAACTAGCTCTACACACTGGACAGTGGTATTCGCAGTAGGGGTAACAGTCTGGTTTCCAGAACCGGAGCCGATAACCCCACCGGTGTAGGTTGTATTACCACTACTTGCACGGGTAATAACACCGGTTTCAACTTCCCCAGCTACCAGAGTTCCACCGACATTATAGATAGCTGTCCATCGAACGACAGCAGAAGTGCCTTCGGGAATATAGATAGCCTGACTTCCCTTTTCATCTTTCATGTATAAGTTAACGTCAGGGGAGTTATCGACAGTACCATTGACATAGAACACACGAGTCCAGAAGGTTTTAGTTAGGAACAACGTATGGTCTTGTGCTTGGAATGAAGAAATTTGGTCTGTAGGGTATTCGATAGCCATAGGTTTATCTAGGGGGTATAGGGTTAGTTTACTTTGGTTGGCTTAACAGGCCAGCTAGCTGTGTTAGAAGGTTGTTCACCTGTGCATTAATGTCAGCACCGGAGATAGACATTAAGGGGGCGTGCGCTACATTAGAAGGTACAGCAGACTGAGGGGTATATACAGAAGGTTGTGAGAAGGAGAAGCCAGCAGCAGGAGGAGGAGGAACGACACCACCTGAAGGTCTAGTAGGGTAGGCTACTGGTGTGGTAGGGTTGTACTGAAAATTAGCAGCAGGAGGGTCATACTGAGGCATAGGAGCTACTGTACGCCTAGCAGGTGTTTCCTGTGTTTTCGTTGTCGTCTTCTTCTCTTCCTTCTTGTTCTTATTAGTCTCCTCTTGTTCTTTCTTCCAAGCCTGCTCCTGTTTATACCATTCATCGTACCGTTCGTATTCAGTAGGGGACAGGTAGAAGGCATTTGCTCCGGAGCCGGCTTTCCACTGTTTTGTGTCTATATCAGAGTCACCACCACCAGTGATGACCTGCTCTTTCCACATATTTTTATCTCGGTATGAGGCGTACCTCTTGTATAGCTCTTGGGCTGTAGGGTTTAGCTGCCTATATGTTTCTGTCCAGTTCATAGTACCTCCTCTTTGTGTCGTTATGTAATAGAGTTAAAGAAGCTACCTCCTACACCTGCTTTATTGGTCGTCAGCATTCTCCTAGATGAAATTAAACGTTTTTTCTGTTCAGCCAACTTCTCGTCTAGTAGCTTCTGTTGAAACTCAGTTCTTCGTCTAGCCCCTTCCTCTAGTAAGTAACTCTGTAGAGAAGAGGCAGCGGATTCGGCTTCTGCTGCTTTTAACTCAGCAGCTTGTCTCTCTCTAGCGGCTCTCTCGTCTGCAAGTACCTGGTTTGATAAGGCATTGGCATTCTGAAACTGTGTATTGAGGTTGTTAACTACACCTCCTGCACTGGTTATTCCACTCTGAGCAGCATTACTTAAGTTACTTAGATAACCTTGTATCTCTGTATTACTGTTGTTAATGGACTTACCTAGACTTGTTAGGGACGACAACGACGACGACAAACCAGAACCTAACGACGGTAGAGAGGAAGAAGAGGAAGAAGAAGAAAACAGTGACGATGACTGAGCAGCAGCAGTAGATGAAGTAGAGGGAGAGGGGGAATAAATAGAAGGGGTTGTGGTTAGTAAAGTAGATGACGACGACGAGGTAGGAAGAGAAGAAGGCAACGACGACGGGGTAGGTGCTTCTTTGGTTGTAGTAGCTGTTCCAGTAGTACCTTCTCCTGCTGCCGCTGCTCTAGCATCTGCTGCGTTACTATTTGCTCTCATCTGTGCAGCTAGTGCAGCTTCCTCTTTTTGCTGTCTTACTGCATTCTTAGTGTACCACTCTGAGTAAGCACCACGCATCCACTGGTTTTCCCAATTGGTATCCACATCTACTGTACCGTCTGGGTTAAGGGCTTTGCCGAATACACCCCAAGCACTACCCCCATTAAGTTTATTAAGGGTGTCTTCGTCGTAACCGAGCAGCTGTTTATACAGGTTGTAACCTTTTGCATTATTCATTCTACTGTCCCTCCAGTTAAGAAGCGTTGTAGAATGCTGAAGTTAGCATCCACAGGTGGGTTTACAGGGGTGAACAGGTTATCTAGGTTGGTTATAGACACAGCATTCCTATTACGACGTTCCTCGTTAAGGGTATCTATAGAGTTGAAGAACGAAGTGAGTATTTTTGTACTATCCTTAAGCTGGTCTAGCTCTATACCACCTATCTCTGTCTGTTTTTTACCGATATTTAGCGTTGCTTCTAGACCTTGACTATTAAGCTCTGTTTGTTTTGCGTACAAGCTGTCTTCAAAAGCATCTGCTGTCTTTTGAGCAGCAAGTTTCTTTGTCTCTACTATAGCCTGTGACTTACTGGTATCTACTACTTTAGGTGCGCCCATTATTATTAGCCTCCTCTTCTCTTCTTTCCTTAGCTACAACGTCCCCAAACCGACTTGCAGTAGTGACAGCAGCAGCACGTTTTGCTTGTCTTGCCTTCTCTAAACCTTCTAACCGTTTACGTTCTCTCTCGGCTCTGTCTCTGTGACTTAGGAGAGCCTGCTTAACTTCAGGGACACGAGCCTTGTACTCAGTAATGTCTTCTACAGTCAGACCATAGAAGTCTAGAGTTTGAACTATACCATGTAGGGCTGTGTTTTTCAGTCTATCTTTAGTTGGTGTTCTCATATAAAAAAAAAGCAGCTTGTTGTGTTCTAGAAGCTTCCTATCACACTAGCTGCTTGTTGTTACTCACACATGACACGCACACGGAGGTCACACACTCTATAATTACACCAGCACCTCTCACAGGTGCAGAGAAGAAGAAAAGGGTTAGAGAGAGAGAGAGAGAGTAGTACAGTTACTAGCAGGGCGTACCAGCAGACTGTAGTATTGATAGATGAACACTAGATACAGTAAAGGTTTCAACCCCATAACCCGCCACTAAGTCCTTCGTACTTAGTGACTAGCTCTTCTATTCAGGTACTTTTTAAGACAAAACTAAGGGAGCAAGCTTATCTGTATAGGTAAAGTCTAGACACTAGACACAGTGAGGGTTTGTTGCATTTTTGTACGAATTGTCTTTGGCTGTTGGTGTGCGTGTGAGTTCCCCCCATTGTACTAGGTGTGTACTGTAGTAATTAGTACCAAAGTAGTACATCGGAACGATTTCTATTAAACACTAGGTAGTACGTTTATACCATAGTACATACTAGAGTACAGGTACACTCTCTCTATAGAACACAGGCTAGTCAAGGTTTGTGCATCTATTTAAACACAGGAACACAGTAGTACATCGGAACTATCTCTATAACACGAGGCATGAATGGTTAGGACACAGAACATTATAGGTATGAGTGTCTTTCTTTTTAAGAACACAGACCAAGTTAAACCTTTGCATTGTACTGTACCGTTGCATTGTACTTGCTTTACAGTCGTTGCTCTTGTACTAAACACAGGGCATAATAGATAAGTTCTTATTATATATTAAGTATCAATGTATCAGTGTTTACTATAAAAGAGGGATAGGATAGACCTTCCCTCTTAGAACATTGTATTCTTCTGTGTCTTTAACTCTTCACTCCGAACGCTTGAGGCGTTCTACGTTAGTAGTCTTTGGTTTCGTTCGGAAGTCTTTAACTTCCTTCACTCTATAATATACACATTGAATATTAATGGTGAAATGCACTATATGTACGGTTAACAAGACAAAACCCTACAATACTGATGTATTAAGTAACGAAAGAATAAGGGTTTCAGCCTATAAGTCTTAATATTCTCTTTATATTCTGTGTCTATATAAAAAGAAAAGGACACTTTGTGGAGTGTCCTAGTGGGGGTTAGTTGAGGTACCAGGTGTACTGGTTGTTGTCGTCGTCGTTGGGTCGGAAGTCTATAACTCCTATATTCAGTAGGGCTTCTAGGACTTTAAGGAAGTCTTCAGTGTGTACTATCTCAGAGTATTGTTTGACGGTTGTGTAGTCCATATTACCTTCTAGGCTTTGTCTGAATACTTGGAATGTTTTGTTCATTGCGTAGGTAGTAGCGTTCATGGTGTAACCTCTGTGTCTGTTCTGTTTACTCTTCTATTATATACTATTTTTTCTGGTGTTGTGTTAGTACATCAGAACTATGAGGACAGTTTGTAAAGTGGCACAGTAGTTCTAATGTACCCTCTTGACATTCCACCTAGTTATATGTTATAATAAAAATATTCCTTGAAAGAGATGAAGGTGTGCGTGATGCACTGGTACAGGGATTGGTACAATTTCCTCACCTTCATAGGCTTATCGTGTTGGGTAAGCAAAGTAGTACATCAGAACTATGGACAGTTAGAGAAGTGTCACACTACCCTGCCTAAGACCAGAAATATTTGTTATATTGAAAGAGTGAGGAAAAGGAAAGGGGAACAGAGAAAAAGAAAAACAAACAACCCCTTGACAAAACAGAAAAAGTTAGTTATACTGAAAGAGTGAGGACAGAACAGACAGAGAAAGACAACTGAATAACAAGCGGATAGACGCTCCTGTAGAATGAGACCTAAACACAGTAGGATGGTCATCAGGGAGACAACTGTCGTAACAACCCGCCGCACTCCGGTCGGACAGGTGTTACCCAGACTCCCAAGCTTACCCTTAATCGGCAAGCTTATCTATCTTTCTCTGTCTCTTGTGTCCTTCTTAACAAGTTTGCAACAAAGCATATCGTTTTTGGACACACACACACACACACACACATACCATAGGGGTTACTATGAATACCGTAGTTAAAAGCTTACTTAACAACGCTGAAAAACACGCTTACGTACACAACGCTCCTAACCGTACTGGTTGGTTAATCCCTGTAAGCCAAGAGCTTATAGGTAGTGAATGTGATGAAGACGATGTAGTTGAGTACATCGAGAAGTACATAGACGAGCCACTGTTCCTTATCGGACACACTGAAATAGGTTGGTTTATCCAAGAGGTGGTGTGGTCTAACGTACCCTCATCGGTTAACCCAAGCTACTCTATAAGCGACAAGGCTTGGTTCAAAGATGACGAGGACGAAATAACCTGCCCATTCAACTACTTCAATTAGACAACTAGGTTGTACGGGTAAGTGTTCTAGCTTACCCGATAGAGTCTAGGCTCTAACACACACACACACTGAGGTTACTATGTCTAACAAAAACACTGCTGAATACTGGAACGATGCTACCAGACTACCTACTGTTCAACAAATTAAAGACATGGGTGGCTATACTCATGGTATCAAACACACTAAAGGATACCTAGTAAGCTTATCTAATTACGAGTGCAAAGTACCAGCTTCTGAGTGTACCGATAAGCACTTGGCTAAGTACTTCATTAAAGTCCGTGCTGAGTTATCTGTGAAAGCTAACAAATACTTAGGGGCATGGTTTAACCCAGAGGATGACAACTTCTACTTTGACATTAGCCAATGGGTTGAGACAAAAGATGAAGCTTTGGCACTCGGAAAAAAACACAACCAATTAGCTGTCTATGAACTAGGAACAGGTAACTGTATCCATCTGTAAGTTGATGAATTGTATCAGTCAGCAAGCTTATCCAGTTGTGCTGACTGAATAGAGTTTATCATACTAACTCTACACAGAAACCTACCTATTAGAGGCACACACTATGTTAGAATACAACGGTCAGATAGATGACAACAGACGTAACTTTGAGCGTATCCTTAAAGACTCAGTGGTTACTGGTAACAAACAACGGGCAGAAAAGCTAACAACCTGGGCTTATCAGTTAATGTACCATAATGCTGAACGGGTAAACCGTCGTGAGATAACAGTCTATGATGGTTGGTTAAACCACAAAGCTTACCGTAACGAGTGTACTGGTTACGGTATTATAAGAGGGGAAGACTTTGAACGAAAAGAATATCTAGCCCTCATCAAAGCTTAGACACAAACACACACACGGACACAAACCTATGTTTACTTCAACTAACCTAAGACTCAACTATCCCAGAACTAATACCCGTTACGATGAAAGGACTCTAGCTCATCACGGGGTTACGTTCTACCACGTTGACGATGACCCTCATTTTTACCAAGAGTATGATGCTTCCATCCTGTACAGAGATGGTAACTGGCAGGTCTATGGGGATAACACACCAACGAAATGCTTTCAGTCTTTAGATGCTTGTCTGCATTATATCTTAGGTGGTGTGTTTTACCAACGTAAATGGTACGAGCATCATGGGACAACTATCGAGATTTAAAGGTGGTATAGAATGCACTAACTAGATTGTACGGGTAAGGCACAAAGCTTACCCGATAGAGTCTAGGCTCTAACAAACGAACACAAAGAGAGAGAGGTTTCTATTATGAACACCACAAAAGTCATCCGTTATTCATGGGAAAACACGGAAATAGGAAGCGTTACGGTACTTAACTCTTGGGTAAAACTTACCTATCTTGATGGTGTGTATATCGTACCAACAAGCATACCCTTGAGTGACTCTGAGGGTCGGACAAAGTTTCACCCTGATAACTGGAAGTACCACACAATAGGTATATGGTTAGTATCTGGGAAGGAAGTATAATGACTTACAACAAGGAAGCTTATGAAGCTAGAAAGCTGAGTGACCCCGACTATCACCGTCGTCGTGTCTATAACTTGAGATACCCTGACGGTGACTTTGATGAATATAACTCAGCTACTCACTGTGAACTTTGTGGTCGTCCATTTGAACCTACAGGGAGACAACGGAAAGTACAAGACCATTCACACCAGACTGGGAAAACACGAGGAGTTATTTGCGCCTTCTGTAACTATAACCTAGCTTATGTGGACATGGTGGGAGTATCGAGCTTAGTTAAATATTACGAGGAACACACATAATGAAAGACAGCAGCAATGCTTATCTTGAGACGTTACATTTAAGTTCTTAGCTGACAATTGGAGGTGTTTATTATGATGTACTTTTTCCGAGACGAGTTTGGGTACAGGCATTATAGCAGGTACTATACCAACATAGTGAAAAAGGCACTAGAATTTAATGTCAACCCTAGAGAAATTCAGACAGCAGCCGTAGGTTATAGCTTACCTAGTCTGCATCCAGAACAAATATAGAGGGAAATACAATGAGAGAAGAACACACACTAATATTCAGTACATGGGGTGTATGGTAACTGTACGAATAGGGATAAGGACACTAAGCTTATCCCTCCCGATAGAGTTACTTTAAACAGGAGGCTGTTATGTTTTACAGAAAACTTCTAGACGGGTTCTACACTGGTAAAGAAACTGAGTATGTGGGAGAGTTTAGTTTTAGTGGTAGCTTCACCTTGTATGAAAATGGTGAGTTATTAATTAACCTTGACAACGCTGCTCAATTAAACAAACACTACACTGACCCTTCCGTAATGGGGTACTATAACCTAGCTACCCAATTAATTACTGAGGGGGAACATGAGGAACGTTCGTTTTCCAATGCAAGCACACACAAAAATTAGAGAGGTAACTACAATGTCTAACAACCAATACACAAAACTGCAAGCTAGTGACGTAACTGTAGCTAATTTAAGTAAGCTACGTTCTACATTATCGTTTACCATTAGTGATAATTTACGGTTCCACAGACAACTAAGTCTGGAACGGTTATCTTATCTAGCGTCGGGTGATGCCCTATTAAACCAATTTGAGGTCAACCCTAAAAAGGCATTGAACTTCCTACTAGACTCTCAGATAGGGTTATTAGTTATCGGGAAGTTACTCACCCCTATTGAGGTGGGTGTCGTGTATCAGTCTGACTACGTTGACTGCCAAGCTGACTTACCAGAAGTCGTAGATGATGAGACAGATAATGAGTTTACCTTTACTGTGTCTGGTCGTCACCGTATAACTGGTTTACTGACTTGGGCTTATGCCAATGGTATAGCCCCCAAAGAAGTAATGATACCTGTCACTGTGTCCTATTACCAGACTTGGGAAGATGCGGCTCTATCAGTGCTTGCGGCTAATGCAAGCCGAGCTATGACTCCTACAGAAAAGCTTAACGTCACAAAACAAAGTCAACAGATAGACACTCAGGATATTAACCAATTAGCTATGAGTGCTGACTCTAGCAAACACGCTAAAGAGGCATTTATCTTAATGGTGTCGTGTCCTACGGTAGCTGAGAAGTTAGGCTTACAGCGTAACACTATAGCTTCTATTGCTCGTGCATTCTTAACCAGTTTAGCCCAGAACCACAAAGGTATTTTAACATGGTTCTCTAATGTCGAGGTTCTAACTAAAGTAGGTAAACTATTTATTAGTTCCCTTGAGACTGCACTTAAAACAGTCAAATACACCAACGTAGCCCGGTATGCCACAAATATTGGTAAACTTGTCTATGAAGGAATGGAAACATTAGACATAGCTAAACTAGAAGACACTGTTATCGTCCTCGAAGCAAGAAAATTAGTAGGAACACAAAATGAACAGCAACAACAACAACAACCCGAACAACAGCAGAGTGATGAGCAGAATAGCGAACAGACAGGCGAACCAGCAGATGATGGAACAACTGGTGACGAAGAACCCTTGTTCTAAAGAAGACATTGATGAGTTGTTCCACTTACCAAAGGTAGTTTATCAGGACGGGTTAACCGTTGAACAGCGTGGTATCTTAGACTCTGTTATGGACGCTGTTTTCCAGAAGATGGTTGAGGACGGTAGTATGAAAACACTTCCTCCTAAACGAGCAGGAGGTCTATCCCAACGGGTACACTCAGCACCTCTCAACCTGAAATACTTAGACAAACCTAACTACGGGTTATAGACATGAAACTAGCTAAGGAACTCAGAAGAGAGTATGCCTATAAGCTAGAGGATAGGAATGAACTACTAGACAAACTACGGTCTGGTAGTTCTATGACTAGAGAGGAGAGGGATGCCTCGTGGGTAGCTCTCTCTGACTTAGCGTCTTGTCTAGCTAGGCGACATTACGGTAGGAAACAATGGTGTCCTAAAGACACATGGTATCTGCCACCTAACCCCCATGAGGAGAGAGAGTATGCCAAACACACTGAAAGAATGCTTGTAATATTGGAGTTCATGAAGGCATACCATGACGACATAAACCTAGTTATATCTAGGCTTAAGGCTCGTGTAACTTGGATAGAATTGGTTGTAGAAGCACGCTCATTAGGCATTAGTTTAGAATTAGGAGACGTTAAAGAAGCACACACCCAACCTACTATCCGGGACATAGTTACAGCGTCGAGAATACACAAAAAAATTGGTTTAGATAAACCAATTAAGGAGGTAATAAATGAGTATGCTTATATCAACTATAAAACAACGGGTAAGTTCCCAACTTACCAAAGGTTATCATTACTTGCATCGAGGTATTATCAATATACTCAAAGCAAGTCAATTACCACTGCAGTCCTCTCAGCAGACTTACCCGAAAATTTTCTCGAGAACATTGACACAGACAATGAGAGAGCGTGGTCTTAATGAGAATAGTGACTTTAATTGTCTAGCCTTGACCCCTGTTACTATTTATTTCTGTTACCCGGAAGACTGGTCAGCGTGGTTAGTTGCACTGACAGCATTCATGTTAGGGCGTTCTAATACATTCACTACTCATGTTTGCTTTAAGGTAGGAGACACCTTACAAGTTGACTATAATACAAGTGGAACACAGATATACTTCGAGAAAGAACCTCGAAGACCTGTAGCCTACGTTGTAGTAGGTGTCTTAAAAGACTACCGAGTATTAACTAGAGTAAGAGACTATGTGGGTAGTACCCACAAGTTCCACTGGACAAGTGTTTTACCCATATTATGGAACACCGACAAAAAAGGGTTCTTCCCTATTAGTTCCCCGACTTGTTGTAGCTTTACGTCACACTGTCTAGTAAACGTTGGGATACACTTTAACCCTGATGAATTAGCTGACTACTTAGCTAAAATGATGTAACTGTGTCAAGTACCGTTGCTTGTCTTAATGTTTTTGCAACGGTACAACTTAACTTTAACTAACTTTCATTTTTACGAACATGAGAGAGAGGTAATAAATGAATGAGTACAATAAAGAAATACTGGGTAAATTCCCGTGTCCGGTATGTGGTTCTAAGGACAACCTAGTAAAGTACAGACTAACTGACTACGGTGTTACTTCTCATTTTTGCTTCACGCCTAACTGTAGTAATAGTCTAAGTGACGATGAAGCCGTGAAAGGCTTAACCCAAAAGTCAACTGTCTTTGAACCAAGAGAACTAGAATGTCTTGCACTCACAAAAAGAAACCTAACTAAGACTATTTGTAAAGAGTATAACGTCTTAGTGGACGCTTCCCGTGGTGAATATGTGTTTCCCTATTACAATGAGCAGGGAGTACAGGTAGCAAGAAAAATACGTTCGGCAGTAGAGAAACAGTTTTATTGGGAAGGTGACTCGAAGTCTATTCAGTTCTTTGGGTTTAATACCGTCACGTCAAAGCGTTATAAGTTAGTTCTAGTTGAAGGTGAGTTCGATGCACTTGCCTGCAAACAAATGCTAGGCTCGGAGTACACGGTATTGTCTGTACCTAATGGGGCAGGTAATGCAGGTACTTTTGTAAAGAAACACCTTCAATTTGTAGAGTCCTTCAGGTCAGTTTACCTGTGTTTTGATAATGATAGCGCAGGTCAGGACGCTTGTGATGAGGTTATGAACCTTATACGCAAGGGTCAAGCTTACCGTGTAACCTTACAGTACAAGGACGCTAACGAGTACCTGGTTAACCACACAGATAGTAGTGAGGCTTCAAGACTGTTTAAGTCAGACTTTGAAAAAGCAAAACAAGCTGAGTACGATGGAATAGTAAGCCAAGCACAAGTAAGCCAATGGTTACTAGATGAGATGAGCGGGAAGTCTAGCGTCTATGAAGGGATAGGCTTAACAGGCATACCTGCCCTAGATGAACTCTTTACTATGAGAAGAAGTGAAGTAACAACAGTGTTTGCTGACCCGTCTGTTGGGAAGTCCTCGGTTATCCGTTGGGTAGTGAGGAACCTTATTCAACAGAAAAAACAAGTCCTTATCTTGGCTCTAGAGGAAACCCCTCGTGAATGGTTGACCAAAGTAGCGGGAATGCTCCTCGGTCGCCCCATCATAGGGTGTCTCGGTGAGAGTAAAGTAAGTGAGGAGCAGGCTAAAGACTTAGCTGAGAGGGTGTCTAAGTATGCACGAGTGAGTACAGTAAACGGTAGCGTCTCAGTAGATGAACTAAAGACACTCATTGAATACTCAGTGAGGGCTGATGGTACTGAGTTAGTCGTACTGGACAATATTACTGCTGCCTGCGCCGACGATGCGCAGGTAGCTACACGCTTATCTCAGACACTAGCTACGTTACTACAGTTAAGTAAAGAGTTCGGACACCATACCTTAGTCGTGTCTCACACAAAAAGACGTGAGAGTAAAGACCGTAAGTCGGCTCCCAGTATGTTTGACGGTTTTGGTTCAGGTAGTATTGAACGGTTCTCACACAATGTCATTAGCCTAGCTAGAGATGTGCAAAACAACGACCAGACTATCTCTATCAGAATAGTTAAGCAACGGGCAACGGGTAAATTGGGTGAGTGTTCACTAACTTATATACCTAAAACAGGGTGTTTCAGTTCAATAGGAGAAAGTAATGACAACAATACAGACAGCGAGCAAATACGACAGCAAAGCGGAAGCCTATTTCCATCAACAGAACCCGATGTTAATTCGCCTGAAACAACGTCAGAAGGTATTTTCTGTGACATTGGTGAAAACCATGACACCAGACTTTGTAATAACGGGGAAGAAACACCCGATATACATCGAATACAAGGGTTATCCTCGTCGGGAGTGGGTCGAGAAGATGAGTCATTTAGACATTTCAGAACGTCCACTTTTGAGGGTATGTCTAGCGTCACCAAAACATATTGTAAACCCTTCAACGGGGCTAACTATTGGGGAATGGTTGACAAAGCACGGTTATATTTGGATGACTGACGGTGATGAAGTACCTGACTGCTGGTTCAAAATAGCAGACGGTGAACTCCCGTTAACGCATAAATGTAAGAAGTGTGATGGTGGGGTAGTATTAGGCTATACAGCAGGAGATAGCTAATTATGAAGAGTAAACAGTTACCAATAGAAAGACAGGAAGACATTCTGTTCTCAGACTATGTTAAAATTCAGTCTGAGTTAACCTCAGATGCTCCAAAAGAACACCTAAACCTTAACGGGGTTGAATGGTTCTACCATAAAGAAACACACACTTATACAGGAGAGAAGCACTAATGGACATGACAATTTATGTCTACAATGTGTTTTGGGCTGAGTTCTACGCCAAACACTATGTGTATCTGATGCTTAAACTTAAAGCAGGTTATCCATACTCTCACCTCTAGGAGAGAAAAACACACATGACTAAACCTATTTGCGCCTATGACTCTGAGACTACCGACTTATCTGGTGACGTTCTCAGAGTCATTTCTTTCTACCATGAAGACGGCTCGTCTGGTTATTTCTTACCCCCCTTTGACGGGTTACAGGAAAAGCTAGACAGCACAACTCCTATCTTTCATAATGCTTCTTTTGACGTTCGTGTTCTAAGAAAGCATGGGTTCATGGTTAAGCATTATGAGGACACAATGATAATGTCCTATGTCTGGTTCCCGGCAGGGACACATGACTTGAGAAGCTGGGGAGATAGAATAGGCTTACCTAAACTTGAATGCTGCAACTTCGAGACAGCTACCTTAGAGGAGTTAATTCCTTACTGTGTAGTGGACTCAGAGATATGCTTCAAAACCTACCAGTATCTGTTGAATAAGTTCAAAACAGACAACAAAGCCTATGAATGTTACAAGAACATTGACCTACCTGCAGTAGAGGCTACCATAGCCTTAGAGACTAATGGGGTTTTAATAGACAGGGAGCAGTGGGAAAACCAAAACAAAAACCTAGAGATACGGTCTCAACAGTTACTGGAAAAAATTCTAGAGGTTTGTCCCGTTGCACCTAAGACACCATCGAGGGTTAATGGTGAACGAGGATGCTGGTGTGTCTGGGATGGTAAGAAACAGCCTGAGTTAGGTGAGTACATTTTCTTAGGTAAAGACTCGGCTGATGGTAGTGACTGCTACCTATACAAAAAGTTCGTTGAGTTTAACCCGAACTCAAGTGACCAGATAACTTGGGCTTTAAAGTTCCTTTATAATTGGGAACCAAAAGAGTTCACTGAAACAGGTAAACCTCAAACAACGGTTGAGATACTGGACACATTAGACTGGGAACTACCTAAACTTCTGGTTGAATACTCAGAGATAAACAAGCTAGTCACTACCTACGGGCAAAGTTTCCTTAAGCACGTTCAGGAGGACAGTCGCATTCACGCTAACTTTAACCCAACTATTACCTTAACTGGACGCTACAGTTCAAGTTCCCCTAACTTACAGAACATTCCTAAGTCGGGGGAAGCAGGAGACTTAATTCGCAGTTCATTCATAGCCCCAGTAGGCTCTAGCTTAGTAGGTTGTGACTGCTCTAACTTCCAGATACGGATATTGGCTCAATACTTAGACGCTTTATACGGGAACACCGAGGATGGTCATGCCTTAGCTAATGACTTTAATACCAATGAGACAGCCGACCCGCACCAGGTTACTGCTGACTTATTAGGCGTGTCTAGAAAACAAGGTAAAACCCTTAACTTCTCAGTTATGTTCGGTTCTGGTGCCGATAAAATGGGGAAAATGATGGGGTGTTCTAAAGAAGAGGCTGAGATACTGCAGCAAAAAATGGTAAGCCTATTTCCATCTATAGGCAAATTAAAACAGGCAGTGTGGAAGCAGGGTATTGTGGTACACGACCTCTATGGACGACGTGGGGTGTACCCTGAGTTAAACTCAGAAGACAGGAAGGTTTCCGCTCATGCCCAACGTCAGATGTTCAACTTCATTATTCAAGCTACAGAAGCAAGCATTATGAAAATGCTTATGGTTCAAGGACTCATTCTATGTGAGTTCTATGGGGCTAAATACCCTAACCTATCTAAGCCTAAGCTTGTCCTAATGGTACATGATGAAGTCTTATTTGAGGTGTCTGACGAGTACGTTACAGACTTTGCTACTGACTTACAAGAGTTATTCTCTCAGTCATTTTTACCTAACGTTAAAATGAGAGGTGACTGCAAGATAGGTAAGTCATGGAAAGAGGCTCACTAACAAACACAACAACAGTAGGAGAAAAATTATGACTGGAAAATTTAAGCTTTCCGAACTAGAGCAGTCAGATGTGCTACGGATAGCTCTATTTGGCTTGCACTTACAAGCTACAGAAGCTGGTAACGGGGATGGGTTCTGTACTCGAACCGTTATCCCCAAAGACATCTGGGACATTCTTTTTGACGGTGAACTCCTGTTCAATATAAACACGAACCCAGAAGGTGACGTAATTATTACCACACAAACTATCTTAGAAGGCGAGGAATACTAAAATGGACGGCACACACACTGAAATATCTGTAAGAGGTCATGACTTAAGCGTAAACAAGCAGGGAGGTAAGCAGAGTAAACTTAACGTTGACTGGACTTTATTACCTTCTGTGTACGACATACGGGAAGTTCTAAAAGTCTTGACCTCTAATTGTGCTGAGTATGGAGGTGACTACCCTCGTGACAACTGGAAAAAAATAGACCTAGAGAGTCATTTAAACCACCTAGTTGACCATGTTATGATGGGTATGTACTTCGCTAAAGGTAGCGTGGACGTTGACAGTGCATACGAGGAACTGACTCACGCTGTATGTCGTGCTTTATTCTGCTTATACCAATTAAGAAGACAGGAGGGCTGTAACAAATGAATAAGCTACTAGAAATTCAAAGACAAGTGAAGTCTGTTAAGAAGTCTGGTTATAACTCTTTTCAGAACTACAAGTATGTTCAACTAGAAGACATACTAAACGCCCTAAGACCTTACTTAGAAGGCTGTACGCTCACTCAAACTATCAAGTCAGGCGAGACGAGAATAGTAGAGAGAGAGGGCTGTTTCTATACTGAATGTTCATGTGTAGTTACCACCTGTCTTACGGACGTTGAGACTACTGAATGTGTCTTTGTTGAAAGTCTGGGTTATGCCCTTGACAAAAACTCAGACAAGTCAACCTATAAAGCACAAACAGGCGGTCGCAAATATGGTTTACTTATGCTGTTTGCCCTAGATACTGGAGAGAGTGAACCAGAAGACGATGGTACATCTCATAGTACATCTTCTTCTCGTAAGACCACCTCTGCAACTGTACCTGCTACAACTAAAACAACAGACCATAAAAAGGTTTCATTGTTCTAAATACACACACACACACACACAAACACAAGGAGAGTAAAGAATTATGACTGGTGAAAAATTAGGTTACGTTAGTCTTTGGGTAAAACAAGACTTAGACGATAGTTCTCCCGTTATAGCTACGGGTAAGCTAAACCTTACAGACAAGTCTATTGTACCATTCAACGTCTCAGTTTTCCGAGACAAAGACACTGGTAAGTCAACCCTTCGTCTCTCTCGTAAAGGAGAGGACGGTAAATGGTCTAACCAAGGTTCTCTAGAAATAGAACAGAAAGTAAAAGGGAAAATGATAGCCTATGCTAAAGGACGCTTTCATGGTCAGGACGTTGTAGTGTTCTTATTTGATAACTCTGAGAAACAAGAGGCAAACAGTAAAGCACCTGACTACACTGGAACTCTATATGTTGACGAAAAACAACAAGAGTCACGGTTAGCACCTAAGCCTTCTATCTTCTAATCAACCATTCATGGGTACACAATATAGTGTACCCTTTCCTACCATGTTTAACGTATCATTCCCACAGTTACTAAAAGAGAACGACGCTTATAAAGCTACTGCAAAGACTAAGCTTAACCTAGAGAAGAAGTTAGCTAAGGAAGCGTCTAAAGTATTTGAACATTCTTTAGTTAGGCAGTACATTGAGGACGACACAAAACAGACCGTCTGGAGACTCTCTCAAATAGGAAGACAGCCAGCACTAGAGATATTAGCTAGACACTTTGGAGTTATCCCTGTAGGTGGAAGCTCTACTGTTTCACCGCAGCAGAGATACCTGTTCCATGTAGGAGACACCTTTGAGGCGTGGGTAGTGTTTACCCTTAAAAGACTAGGGTACACGATACTAGGGTCACAAACACCAGTTAACTACTACGGGATAGGAGGACACATAGACTTCCTTTGCAGAGATGAAACTGACGGTGAGATATTCGTACTAGAGACTAAGACAGCGTGTGGTTTTTACTTTGACCAGTGTGAGAAGTACGGTACTGGTGACGAGCGGGGATACCTTACTCAATTGGGTGCTTACGTTGAGTCTTTCAAAGAAAAGTACCCTAACATACAAGGGTACTGGTTGATGACTCATAAGGACACTCAAGCCTTCCACATAGAAAAGGTTCAAAAAGAAAAGTATGAGCCGAGACTAGAGAGACTGAGAAAAATAGTGGACGCAAGCAAAACACTCACCTGCTTTGACGAAGCTTATACCCTGTTTAGACCACAGCCCCCGTCAGTAGAACTTAAAGCTAAACAGGTAGCTTACTGGTCACATAACGATAGACCTAAGTTGTACGTACCAGCTACTATAAAATACCCTGACCTGCACTATGTCTGGTATGATGGAAAAAACATCTATGGTCAACCTCGAAAATATGTATATGACTACTACTACCCTGAGCAGTACCAGTCTTTTAAGCCTAATGTAGATACCACTGCATTAGCTAACATGAATAACCACTAGAGACAGCAGGAGATGTTATATGTCATTAGCAAATGTGTGTGTTTTGGTAGCCTTATTTATAGTTTTTCTTGCATTTACAGGGGTTATTGTAATGATGAATGAATTTCAGAGTTTAGACGAATACCGACGTAACCTTAAGCACTTGCTAAAGGACACAACTATCAAAGGTAACTCAGAATATGAGACTAAACTTAGAGCAGAGGCAGTAGAATTACTGAGTAACAACGCTAAACGGGTAGCTAATGGTACAGCTACCTACCAACAAGGTCATAAGTGTCACCGTTCCATCTGTATTGAGTATTTTGAGTTCTGTGACTACCGTGAGAAGTTGATGTGTACCTATGATACACTGGTACAACGACAGCAACAACAAGATAAGGAGGTATAAATGTACTTACTAGCACACCTATCATTAATTAACTGGTACTATTGGGTAAAACTTACAGCCCAGTACACGCCTAAAGTAGGTTATTGTGGAATGGTTTTTCCTTATGGGAATGGTTTCGGGTAATGAAAGAATTGGGGGAGATGGATACAGGCTTACTACCTGTGTCTGTCTCCCCCTTTTTTGTGTCTATTACGGTTGAGCTAGGTTAAAAGAACACCTCCTACTCTCTCTTCTAGTCTATTGTCCACTTCATATCATTGTCACTGTAAACTTCACGCTGTATTCTGTTATACTCATCGTCAGATATATCGGGTAAGTCTTGTGTTCTCAGTCCTTGTTCCTTTAAGTACCGTAAACCCTTTACAGTTGGGAAACCATTGACCTTCATCCAGTTGTCAACTTTCTGGAACTCTACCCGTAAAGCTAAAGTATAGTCTCTGAGTAACAGGAACTGCGCTTCATATCTAGCCTTATCTCTCTCAGTAGCCGCCTGTAGCATATTGTGTCTGAGAGCCTTCATTATAGCCCTATTCTGGTATATAGTCCGTTTAATGTCATCTCTCGTTGCTCCCATGTTATAGGCAACGTCTATGAAGTTCCCCTTCACACCAAAGAACTCAGTTAAGTCATTGGTGAAACGAACGGGTTGGTCAGTAGATGACTTCCTGTTTCTCTCTACTCCCGTGAAGCTAGGTGTACCCTCTACAAACTCTTGTTTATACGGGTCATAGTAGGCCTGTTGACCGAATACTCTACCAGGGTTCCACTTATCTAGCTTATCTAGAGGGGGGAATATAGAGGCTAGTGCATACTTAGTCCAGATAGTAGTCTCAACCCCTAAGAAGGTGGTTGCCTTACTTCCCCATTTATCTATCTCGTAACCAGTGTCGGGGTCAATACCTGTAGCTACAGCCTTCATTAGCCTTAACCATCCCCAACTCTCCTCATCTAGAATTTTCTGGACTATGTTACTCCTCGTTTTGGCAGGGTTCATATCTAACGGTGTTTGCCGCCTTTGTGAAACGTTTACACCCAATAACTCACCCAACCTCTGCAAGTCAGATAATGCCCCCATCTGTTGAATTAGAGAGGCGGTAGGAAAGTAGAAAAATGTGTCCTGCTTAAGACCTGTTTTCTCTTTGTCTAGTTTAAAGAACACAGGTTGTTGCCCCCAGACATACTCAGGTACAGCACCATTAGGGAAGTCTTCCTTCTGCATTGGTGCATTGAGGGCGGCGTATAACTGTAGGTAATTCCCAAAACGAGAGGGGTTGTGAATTAGCTGACGGAATGTTCCATGTATGTTTTTTACCCTGTAGTTAAAGAACGGTAAGACATAACTAGCGGCATCACCTATAACCCCTAAGCTTGTTTCATCATACCAGTAAAAGTACCTAGATGAGTAGTCTATAAACTCGTCCATAGACTTTATATTGAAGTTAGTTAACGCCCCAGTGAGTATCATAGACTTGTCCTTAGAGAAAACAGACTTAGCTAAGTTAAGCTTTGATAGGTTTTCAAACTGTACGTTTCCCCATCTAAACGGTGCGCCTATTCTACCATTAACCAGT